CAGCCCGCGCGCGAATGCCAACAGCACCCTGTTCGACGTTTCGCGGTTCCAGACGATCTCGGGCCTTCCACGGCCCTCACGGCTCGGCAGGACAGGGTCGCCGAACAAGTCAGTCCCCAAAATCTCACCAGCCAAGAAAAAAATCTCCGAATGAGACGGGATGCGGTGCAGGGTGGCGCCGCCCGTCAGACTTTTGACCCACCCCCCCACGTCTCGCCGCGCGCCCGAGCGGCCCGCGCCTTCGCTGTCTTCTGTGCATGGTGGCCCGCGCACAGCAGTTCGATGTTGCCCGCGTCCAGATCGGCGCCGCCGTCCTTCCGCTCGACAATGTGATCAGCGATCACGCGATTGGTGGGCGTGGTGCAGCCGGCCCGCTCGCAGCGGTTGCCGCGCACGCGCTTGATGTCCTTCACCAGCTCGCGCCAAGCGCCCGACTGGTAGAACCCTTCGGCTACCTTGGGCGCAGCCTTCACCTTGGCCGGCAGCGCGCCGAGGCGCGAACCGATCGACTTGAGCTTCCCCATGAACAGCGTCCGAAACGACAGCGCCCCGCCGGGCAAGGGGCCAGGCGGGGCGCTGTAGGAGGAGAGGGCGCTGGCGTCGCACATAGGCCCGCCACCAGCGTATCTATGGATTAGCCGATTTCGGCCCGGAGGTGGACAAACAATATTTGCATCACGCAACATTCTACCCCTTGCACCATGTCTATGCGCGCATTTCTGCGGCATTCAGCCTGTCGCAGATCACGGTTAGCGCCCGCGAGTAGCGCTTGCGCAGACCGTGAGCGCCATGCTTGACGCCCAATGGCTTGAGCAGCTTCGTCCAGGGCACCGACTTGCGGCCCGCCGCCAGATTGCGCAGAGCCATCCCGACCAGGCGCCGGTCCTCCGCCGACGGGATCAGCAGCAGCCAGCCCAACGCTTCGTTCATGCGCTCGATCTGGTCGGCCGTCAGAGGCACCCGGCGCAGCGGCTTGTCCTCATGCGCGTCCCAATCCCACCAATCCTTGACGATCAGGTGCCACGGCCCGTCACTGGCGAATGGCCATGCGCCACCCTTGGGCAGGCGGTTCATGAACTCGACCGCCTCCACCAGGCGCGCTTCCAGCCTGTCGAAGTCCCAGAAGTCGGCCGTAAGGATGCCCGCTTCCACCATGGCTGCGGTGGAAGGAGTTAGCCACCGCCGTTCGCTACCTTTCATGATCCGATATTCCTCAATGATTGCATATGGTTATGGATATTGGACAGGATGAATTTGGAAAGATGGAAGGACATGGAAGGATAAATAGGGGTCGTATCGCGCACACATGCGCGCATGTGCATGTATGTGGGGCGCACCTCTGATCCTCTCTCCACTCCTTCCAAACCCGCAGAAAACCACGCCTCGCGCTCCTTCCGATGCTTCCAAATCGCTCCTTCCGTGGAAGGACTATTCCTTCCAATCGTCAGAAGGGCGGGGTGGTATCGTCGGGATCATCCACCGGCGCCGCAGGCGATGAGGGTTCGGGAGGCGGATCGGCAGCCTTGTCCTGCGACCCGAAGCGCCCAGCCTTGATGTCGGCCACCTCCACGGTCGCTTCGATGTCGAGCCACCAGACGCCGTTTGACGTCTTCCGCTCATAGCCGCGATCCTCCATGGCCTTGGCGAAGCCCTGCGCTGACCATTCGGCCGCACCGCTCTCGCGCACCCATTCGTTGAAGATTTCCAGCAGCTCGGACGATCGCGTTCGCGCGCCGTCCTTGTCGGCCGTACAGTCGCGCAGGAACTTGCCCAGCTGGTCGCTGGCCTCGCGATACTTCTGCGTCGCCGCCTTGACGTTGGCGGACTCCGTCAGCCCGTTCATTTTCAGGTCCAACAGGCCATCCATCATCCGGTTGAGGACACCGGAGGCCTCCGCTTTCAGCTTGTCCGGCAGACGGATATCGATTTCGCTGTCAGGGATGCGCACCGTCCACGGCACCAGGCGCACACGGCCCCAGATACCATCATCATGACCCGTGATCTTGGGCTTATAGTTGCCCTGCGCTGTCAGCTTGAACGACGGCAGGAATGAGAAGAAGCCCTTGTTCAGATGCCGCGCCTGAATAGCCTCGCCACCGGTGACTTCCTTGATCAGCGCTTCGGCCAGCTTCGCGCCCTTTTCAGGCTCAGACGTGCGCAGGAAGCGAACGCCGGGCAGCTGGGCAAGATCAGGCGTAGCATCGGAGCCCTTCCGCTTGTTCGACTGCTCAAGGAACGTGTCGAATTTGATGACCTGCGAATAGTCGCCTAGAATATAGGCAATAAGGTCAGTCCATGTTGACTTGCCGTTGCGGCCCATGCCGTAGAAGAACGCCATCTTGTGATAGCCGATATCACCGGTGGAACTAAGGCCGGCCCATTGATGCAGAAAGCGTCTGTCATCAGGATCGGGCATGACGCGCTCAAAGAAGCCGTCATAATTTGGCGCCTTCGCATCGGGATCATAGACGACGTCCGCCATCTTCGTGATCAGGTCTTCGCGATTGTGCGGGAACAGCCGCACGGTCAGCATATTGCCGTTATTGACGATGCGCAGCGTGCCATTCTTGACGTTTAGCGCCATGCGGTCGTGATCGAGCTGCTTGGCATCGATCGCGATTTCGCCGAATGATTTCGCCAGGGCGGCAACCGCGCCGATGCGTGATGCGCCTTCGCTGGACTTGGCATGCGCCGCGATCGTATCGGAAAACAGGGTGACGCCCTGCTTGGTGGCTTTCACGACGAAATCCAGCGCCGCGCGCCTTTCCTCATCCGTGGCGTCGACCGGCAGATCATCCTTGCACCCGCTCATCTCCACCAGCTCGGCTTCATTGCGAATGGCGCGGATCGTCTGGAACACGGCGAACATCACCTCGCCGGGCGTCTTGTCCTTTTCCTCCGTCAGCAGCGCCCAGCGCCGGCCGTCCCAACGGAACCAGCCCAGCTCGCGACAGAAACGGAACAGATGACCAAAGCGCGCCTTGAACCGCTCGGCATTGCCCAGATCCGTCAGGGGGAGGAACGCGCACGCCCGGTCCCGATCAGGGTCGGGGTCCATGCCGATCCGCTTGGGCACGCCCCCTGACCCCCGCTGATCAACCGGCGCGTCTTCCTCCATATGGAAGGATGACAATCCATAGTCCTCAAGAGAGGGTCCGGGAGCGGAAGGAGCGGAAGGAGTTTCGCCCGCCCCCGCGCGGAAGGAGGCGCCGCCGGCGGAGTAGCGCGCGCGACGGTCGGCCCGCTCCTGTGCAGCGGCCGCGACCTCTCCGAGGTCGCGAGGTTTTTCTAAACCTGCTGTCCAGCCGCTCTCGATCGTCGCTTGCAGCTGCGCATCATCGTCGCGTCCGGGGTTGCGTCGCGCACTATCCTCGATCGCCGCCCGCGCCACCGCCTCGCGCAGGGCGCCGGCAGCGACCAGCGTGGCGATCTGGAACGCGCTTTTGTTCAGCTGGGGATTGCGGCTGCCCGACGCGGCCGTCTCAATCAGGCGGCATTCCGCCTCCAGCGCAGACAGGGCGTACCGGCGCAGATGGTCGTCGACATCACCATCGGCCGCCGGTGCCGGCCGCCGGGGCGGGGCGGGGGTGTCGGCCTTGGGCTGCTTGCGCAATATGGCGATCAGCGCGTCGGGCGCCTCGACCACTTCCGCATCGGCATCGCCCCGCAGCCAGCGATAACTGACGCCATTGGCGTTGATGCTGGGCGGCGCGATGACATAGCCGCCATCGCCGCGCACATCGATATGCTCGGGCAGGCTGCCACTGTTGCGGATCTCCGCGCCGCCATCGTCCGGCCAGGTCAGCCAGACATGGACGCCGCCCGATGGCGTGCGCGACGACAGCGACACCGGCAGCGCCACGCCCATCTGCTCTTCCAGCTCATCCTTCAGCCGCTCAAGCGTCCATTCTTCGCCCGTGTCATCATCGTGGCGCGGATCGAAGTCGAGGACGAACAGGCGGCCAAAACCGGTGCGCAGGCCGATCATCGCCTTGGGCCAGCGCGCCCACCATTCCCCGATCGTCTCGCTGTCCAGGGTGGCCTTGCTCAGCCCGCCGGTGCCGTTGATCGGCTTGCCCTTCTCATCCTTGTCGCGCGGGATCAGCGGCTTTTTCGTGCGGGGATTGCAGGGGAACACGGGCCAGCCGCGCGCCGCATAGTCCAGCGCGGCTACCAGATACGGATTGATTGAAGACACGAAACCCCACCCCGAAAATCAGGCAAACAGGAAAACAACAATGAAAGGGAGATGAAGGCGACTAGAACGGAACGTCGTCGTCATAATTCCTGACGCGCACGTCGATATGACGCAGCATCGATTTCACGGCCTGCAAAGTAGTGATCTGGCTGTCCAGCACGCGGTCGAGGATCTGCACGACATTTGAGCGCTCCTCCTCCTTGTTCATCAGATAGCGACACAAATTGCGCTCGGCTTCCAGCATGTGCTGCAGCGCCGCGTTCGTCGGCTTCTTCGCTCGGTTCATGATAGGCTCCTCAGAACGGGACATGGTCGTCAAGGTCACCATCGGTGCCCCCAGCAGAGCCGCCAAAGCCCGGCCCATCCTGGTAGCCGCTATAATCATTGCGCCCGCCGCCATTGCCGCCGGCGCTGTCGAGCATCTGCAGCTTCGCGTCGAAGCCGCTCAGCACCACTTCGGTCGACCAGCGGTCATTACCCTGCTGGTCCTGCCATTTGCGCGTGCGCAGCTGGCCGCCGATGAAGAGCTTGCTGCCCTTCTTCACATATTGCTCGACCACCTGGACCAGAGGGCCGAACACGACAATGCTGTGCCATTCGGTGCGCTCTTTCTTCTCGCCGGTCTGGCGATCCTTCCAGCGCTCGCTGGTGGCGAGCCGGATCGACGCAACCTTGTCGCCGCCCTGCGTGCCGCGAATTTCCGGGTCAGCGCCCACATTTCCAATCAACCTGACTTCATTCAACATGGGAGCCTCCCCGCTATTTTGATAAGATGGATGGGCGGCAGGCTACCCCTGCCAGCCCTTGGACCGCGCGAACGCCATCACGTCCGCATCTTTGCCAAAGCGATGGCGGCCGACATGATGGACGCCCGATACCTTGGCGACGGGGCTGAAACCGGTGCGCCGCAGGAAGGTGCGGGCCTGCTCGAATGGATCGGCCGCCCGCGCCAACGCTTCGGCCCGGCCGATCATCGTCTTGCGCGCGGCGGCGACCGCCGGATGATAACTGCACAGCGACGCATGCCGGGCGGTCTGGCTCCGCTTCAGCATCTGGGTCACCAGCTGCTGCGGATCATAGTCGCGCGGCATCGGCACGATTTCACCGATGCGATAATCTGGCGAGGGCGCTTTCATGTGTCGCTGTCCTTTTCCCCGGCAATGGCGCCGATTTCGCTCATCAGCGTGGCGGCCCGCTGACGATCCGCCCGGTGCGATCCGCCGGCCGTGCATTCCATGACGATCCGGCAAAGCGCCTCGATCTTGTGCGCACGGCGATAAAGCTCGCCGGACGAGAGGAGCGGCATCGCCCCGGTATCCAGCCGCTCGCCCGCCACGCCCATCGGCTCAGACCCGCATCGGCATCAGGACGTAAGCCGCCTGCGCCTCATCGCTGGTCTGCCAAAGCGTCGGATCGACATCGCTATTCAGCTTCGCCACCACCCGGCCGCCATTGCCGCTCATGCCCCTGAGCTGCCCCAGCAGGTCCAGCAGATAGCGGCCATTGAAGCCGATCCGTACCGGCGCGCCGGTCAGCTCGATCGGCACTTCCTCGCTGGCCGTGCCATGCTCCAGGCTGGTGACGTCCAGCACCACGCGATCGGCCTGGAAATCCAGCGCCAGTCCGCGTGTCTTCTCGGTGCTGATCGTCAATACCCGCTCGATCGCCTCGACCAGCGCACCGGGATCGAACCATGCCGCAGTCTGGCTGGCGGAGGGGATCACGCGGCTATAGTCGGGAAAACTGCCCTCGATCGCCTTGCCGACCAGCGTGGTGTCGCCGACGTCGAACCGGAAGGTGTGGCCGGACATGGCGATATCGACCGGCCCGCCTTCATCGTCCAGCAGGCTAGAAAGCGCCTTGACCGCTTTTGCCGGCAGAATGATGCCGGCCAGCTCAGCCGCACCCTCCGGCAGCTCCTCATGATAGCGGGCCAGCCGATGCCCGTTGGTGGCCGCTGCGAACAGGCATTCGGAGCCTTCCGGCACATGCAGATAGACGCCCTTGAGATAATAGCGGGCATCCTCGGTTGACATGGCAAAGGCCACGCGATGCAGCATCGTCACCAGCCGGCCCGCATCCTGCTCATACTGGACGGACCAGTCACGCTCGACCAGCATCGCCATGTCGGTGCTGGGCAAGGTCGGCAGCTTGAACCGCGCCCGGCCACAGCTGATGCTGATCTTGCCATCCTTCAGCAGGATTTCGGCAATGCCATCCGCCGGCAGCTTGCCCGCGATCGATGCCAGCGTGCCGGCATCCACGGCGATATCCAGCGCTTCATTCTTGCCCGGCTCTTCCAGCTCAATGAGCTTGGAAAGCTGCAATTCCAGGTCCGTCCCGGTCAGCCGCAGCTGAGCTGGCCCCGACTGGAGCAGGACATGCGACAGGATCGGCACCGTGTTGCGCTTTTCCACCACCAGGTTGATCGCCTTCAGCGCGCAGCGAAGCGCCTTCACATTCACTTTCACAGTCGTTCACTCCGAATTTTGGCGGGCGCGGCTGCCACAGGGCTGGGCGCCGCGCCCGTTCCGTCGTGCGACCCGAAGGCGACGGATTTGAAAGAGGGGTAGGGGGCAGGCTCAGGGTTCGCACCCGCCCCCTCATTGCCGCCAGCTATGGGGAGGTCGGCGGCAATCAGGATTTCAGCTTCACGGTCTATTTCATCAGCCCAGCGTTCGGCCTGCTCGAAATCGACGCAGCAGATATCGGCCAGCGTGCCCAGCATCGCCCGGCCGACATTGACATAGCGGGCCTCGAACTGGCGCCGCGTAATCTCCATGTCGATGAAACTCATAGCGCACCTCGCACGGTTGATTTGCCGGTCGCGACGATCGTGACGACGCGCCGTTCGGTCGGGCCGGGTTCCTCGACGCGGATCTTGTTCTCGCGGACCAACCGGCGGACCCGGTAGGATGCGGCGACCGCGTCCTTCAGGCCCAGCGCCCGCGCCAGTTCGGCATTGGTCGGGCACGCCTGCCCCCGGTTCGCGGCGCGGTTCAGCACCCGCAGCACGGCTTTGGTGGTGCATTTCGCGCCATCGGCGCGGCTCTGGAACCGGCCCGGGTTGGTCCGCGCCAGGGCGCGCAGCTTTGACGGGCGAGGCGCCGCCAGCCGCTGCAGGATATGGCGCGTGGCACCATCGGTCGCCCGCTTGGTCGTCATCGTGACCAGGCCCTGACTATGCAGCGCGCTGGCGACCGCGCGGACAGCATCCCCCGGCCGCGTGCCAGTGAAATAGGCGACATTCTCGCCCGGCCGCGCCCGCTCGGCCCAGCTGATCAATTGCTCAGGCTTCAGTGCCGACATCATGCCCCCTTTTCCACTGCGCGAAGTTGGGCCAGCAGCTGCACTGCCAGTGCCACCAGCTGCTCGGCATCGTCGATCAGCCCATGCTGGCGCACGTCGCGGCCACAGACCCGCTGGTCATCGGCCAGCGATGCGCAGATCTTCGTGGTGATCTCGGCCGCTTCGCTGGACATCGCGCCGATCTGGGTCAGCCAGTTGCTGGCATCGGCCTCGATCTCGGGCAGGCGAAACAGCTCGAAACCCTGCATCCGCGCCAGCGCCCGCGTGATATGCGGCCAGCCGGGCTGACCAGTGGCCATCTTCTCCAGCTCGGGCACCAGGCGCAGCGGAATGAACTCCGCCGCCTCGACATTGGCCCAACCGTTGATGGTCGGCTGTCCCCGGCCCAGCATGTGGCCGACATAGACCTGCTTGCCCGCCGCATGGACGGCATCGCCGGTCGCCTCGCTGATCGCGATGTCCGTTGGTTTCAGGTCATCTGCCCCCCGAGCCATATCAGTTCGGCCCTCCGGCGGTGCGGTCACGGCTATTCAGAACCGGATTTGTGGCCGCACCACCTTCGGCTACGGTGACGCTTTCGCCGCCACCATGAAGGGACATCACATGGCCAATCTCGACATTTCCCCGGACGGAGACACCGACATCGGCTTCGTCAACATCGCAGGCACGGACTATGTCCGCATCTTCCTTAATGACGTTGATGGCACGGATAGCGCGTCCCTGACCTACACCACCGCTCACTTCGTTGCCTTGGCCGACCATTTCAAAATGGTCGCCGACCAGCTTGTAGCGGGTAATGTGAAATTTCCCCGCATCTAGAGCAGGCGGCTTTCGATTGCCGGGCGGCATCCTAAGGCGGAAACGCGGTTCAATCCGAAACCCGTCCATCATGCGGCCTCCCCGATAATTTTCGTTTCGCTATGGGGTGACGGCTTCGCTTGGGCCGCGATAACTTCATGAGCATGGAAACCGTAGAAGTCGTTCGGCATCACATCACCCTTGGTGACGCGCACGATCTCTTCCATCATTCGGCGGCCGGGAATTTGGCGCCCCTTAGCGTACCGTTCAACGGTACTGGGGTAGTCGGTGCCAATCATCGCGGCGAACGCGGTGAAGGTGAACCCTTCTCTGGAGAGATAGTCTTGAAGCGTCATGCAGCGCTTTTAGCTACATTGGCTAAAAGCCGTCAAGCCAAATTAGCTAAGTGTGGCCAAGACTCATTTAGCCGGATCGGCTACGCCCATCGTATGGCTGCGAACCCCAATATGATCCGTGAAATCCGCAAGGCGAAGGGGTTGACGCTCCAGCAACTTGGCGAGCTGACGAAGCACCCAAAGACGGGTAATTCTACGGATTTAGCCACCATCCAGAAGCTGGAAGCCGGCAAGCGAACATTGAATGCCGATTGGCGATTTGCCATCGCTGAAGCTCTTGGGGTTCATCCAGACGATCTGATAGGGGCTACAGTGCCGCGCACCCCTGTGCGTCGAGTGCCGCTGATCGGGAAAATTCCTGCTGGTAATTGGCGCCTGGCGGTCGAGGATGCCACCGACCTGATACCTTGTACGTCAGGCGGTCCAAACACCTTCGCTTTAAAGCCAGAGGGGGACAGCATGGACCTGCTGCTAAAGCATGATGACGCTGTGGTGTTTTGCGATCCTGATGACAAAGCACTCAGAAACGGCAGCAATTATGCCATGATGAAAGAAGGTGGCGAGGTCACCTTCAAGCAGTATCGAGATAATCCGCCGCGATTGAAGCCGTTGTCCAGCAACCCATCGCATCATGAGATGCTTCTAGGCGAAGAACCGCTGGTAACAATCGGACGGATTACCGGAATGCATGTCGATTTCCGTTAAGGCCACACCGGCGCGATCCAGGTCATCGGCTCCATAAAGACCCTGCCATACTGGGGGTCAACGTGCGCCTCTCCAGCTTCGACCGCATCCTGCACCGCCTCTTCCTTAGTAGTTCGGAGCGGCCCTTTCACTTGCATGTGAACCATAAACACCCACCCCACGGGGTTCTTCCTGCCCGAAGCAGCCTCGATCGAACGTTGCACAGTCCCACTGTAACCCATCCCGAATCCTCCATTGAATGAGAACATTATAGGAACAAAGCATAAGAAAGTGTCAATGCAGATCAACATGTTAGCTATATTGGCTAAAAATCCGATTGACGAAATTTAGCCAATATAGCTAATTGCGTCCCGTTCACTAAACGGGAGGCAACCATGCTTCATGCGCCTATCGAGTTTCCGTTTCCCGGCAGCGTCGTGCTGTCAAAAGGCCTGCGCTGGACGATCCGCCAGCTGTTCGACAACGGCGCCACCGCGCTGATCGTCCGCGAAGGGGCGGGCGCACAGGGCCGCCGCCGCGAAGCCGTGGCCGATTTGGTCGACGCCAACCTGGTCGACCGCGACGGCATCAACGCCGTCAAGGGCTTCGGCCGCGACACCAAGCGCCTGGCGCTCCATGTCGCCCGCCACCTGCGCGACAGCAACGAAGTCGTGCTGCGCGATCTGGGCCACCATCTGGCCGCCGCCCACGCTGCCGGCGACGTGCCCCGCATCCGCGACAATTATCACCTGGTCGAAATCATGCGCGGGCTGGGCTGGCACAAGGCTGGCTGGGCCGGCACCGGCCCGACCCTCAGCCCGATCTATCGCCGCACGACGAAGACCATCTGACATGGTCCGCCGCACCCTTGCCGATCGCCGCCCGGCGACCCGCTACCGCCCGCCGTGGCGCAAGCCGGTGCCCGGCCCGGCCCACACCGTGAAGAAGCTGGGCGATGTCGAACTGACCAGCACCGGCTTCTCGCGCCTGACCGCCACCGGCTTCGAAAGGATCGACTGAAATGGACAGCCGAGCCGTTACCGCCGTCAATACCGCTATGGGCGTCGCGTCCTATCTGGACGGCATCGCCGAGCGCAAGCGCGCCAACGATGTCCGTCGCCTGTGCCGCAGCAACACCAGCTACCGCACGCGGCTCAGCGCCCTGCACCACGACAACACGCAGCTCCGCGCCCGCGTCGCTGAACTGGAGGCGCGCAGCACATGAAGCATTCCCTTCTTATCGATGCCGAACGCGCGACCCTCGCTCGCGATTGGAATGACGGCATCATCGTCGACAACTTCGCCGGCGGCGGCGGGGCGTCTACCGGCATCGAACTGGCGCTGCGCCGGCAGGTCGACGTGGCGGTCAACCACGATCCCGAAGCGGTCGCCATGCATGCCGTGAACCATCCGGGCACGCGCCATCTGTGCCAGAGCGTCTGGGCGGTCGATCCACTGGAGGCGGTGACCTTCGCCAACGACAATGGCGAAATGAAGCCGCGCCCGGTGCGGCTCGCTTGGTTCTCGCCCGACTGCAAGCATTTCAGCAAGGCGAAGGGCGGCAAGCCGGTCGAGAAGAATATCCGCGATCTCGCCTGGGTGGTGCATCACTGGGTCGACCGGCTTGGCCCCGCGCTACGCCCGGCGATCATCATGCTGGAGAATGTCGAGGAATTCCGCACTTGGGGACCGCTGGGCGCCGACGGGCGTCCCTGTCCGGCAGGTAAGGGCAAGACATTCGACCAGTGGGTCGCGAAGCTGCGCCGCGCCGGCTATCGCGTCGAGTGGCGCGAAATGCGGGCCTGCGACTATGGCGCGCCGACCTCGCGCAAGCGCCTGTTCCTGATCGCGCGGTGCGATGGAGAGAAGATCGTCTGGCCCAAACCGACCCATGGCAAGCCAGATGCGCCCGCCGTCCGCAGCGGCAAGCTGCTTGCCTGGCGCACGGCGGCCGAGATCATCGACTGGTCGATCCCGTGTCCGTCGATCTTCACCCGCGCCCGGCCGCTGAAGGAAGCGACGTGCCGCCGCATTGCCGCCGGTATCATGCGCTATGTCATCAATGCGCCGCATCCGTTCATCGTGCCCGTCTGCAATGGCAATTGGGGGGCGGAGCGGGTCTATGCCGGCGGCGAGCCTCTGCGCACGATCACGACGGCCAAGGGCGGCGAGTTTGCCGTGGTGACGCCCTATTTCGCGCCGCTGACCCATCAGGGCGGGCCTGATCGGGTCTATGGGCCGAAACAGCCCCTGCCGACCGTGACGGGCGCCAACCGCGGAGAAATCGCCCTGATCGCCCCGACTATGGTCCAGACCGGATATGGGGAGAGGGAAGGACAAGCGCCCCGCGCGCTCGATCTGGGCAAGCCGCTCGGCACGATCGTCGCAGGTGCAACGAAGCATGCACTGGTTGCCGCGTTCATGGCCCAGCACAACGGCGGAGCGATCGGCCGCGAGGCGGCCGCGCCGCTATCGACCATCGTCCACCGCGCGACCCAGCAGCAGCTGGTGGCGAGCCATATCGTCAAGCTGCGGGGCACGTCGAAGGACGGACAGCCCAGCGACACGCCGTTGCACACGATCAGCACAGGCGGTCTGCATCATGCGGAGGTTCGCGCGTTCCTGGTAAAATATTATGGCAACGAACAGGATGGCCACGGTCTGGCCGCGCCCCTCGGCGCCGTGACGACCAAGGATCGCTTCGGCCTTGTCATCGTCACGATCGGCGGCGAGGATTATGCGATCGTCGATATCGGCATGCGCATGCTCAGCCCGCGAGAGCTGTTCCTGGCTCAGGGCTTCCCGCCCGAATACATCATCGACCTGATGGTGAACGGCAAGCCGCTGACCAAAACGGCGCAGGTCCGCATGTGCGGCAACAGCGTCTCCCCCGTCATGTCGGAAGCGCTAGCCCGCGCGAATGTCGCCAACGATGACGGAGCAGGCGAGGAAAGGATCGCAGCATGACGCGTCCTCCAGCCTGCCAATTGGTTCAGGTGGCCTGCGAAGAACGCGCCCGCCGCAAGGTGGCGTGGGAACGCGCGGGCAGGCTGGACACACCTGCAGCGCGCGAGGATGAAAGCGTCTGGTCCGATATCGAGCATTTCGCCCGCATCCTGAACGGCGAGCGCCGGCCGATATCGTGGCCCGATGAAGACAAGCGCACCATGGCCGAGAACATCGCGACCACCCTGCGGAAGGCGCCGGAAAGCTTCTATGCGCTGCCCGGCAAGGTCCGAGGCCTGCGGGATCTGCAATATGCGTTGGAGTTCACTTTGCTCTACACGCTTGAGCGGCCTGTGCCCCTGCGGTCGAAGAGGAAGGCCGCGTGAACGCGCCCGCGAAAATTCGGCCAGCGGCCGACCCAAATATGATCGCCTTCGCGGAAGCCCTTGCGCGGATGCAGGTGAAGAGAGACATTGCCGCCCTTCGCGCCGCGCAGGGAGGCGGCCGACAGGAGGACGCCCGTGCGAACGGTCATTTACGCCCGCTTCAGCAGCGATAACCAGAACCCGCGTTCGACGGCCGACCAGATCGAGCTGTGTCGCAAGCGGGCGGCCGATGAAGGCTGGACCGTCATAGGCGCGTTCGAGGACGCCGCCATATCCGGCGCTGCGGGCATCGGTGCCGATCAGCGCCCTGGCCTCAACGCCATGATGCGCATGGTGGAGGCCGGCGGCGTCGACCAGGTGCTGGCGGAATCCACCGACCGCATATCCCGACATGTGGCGGACGCACATATTCTCCGCGAGCGCATCGAATTTGCTGGCGCCCGGCTCTTTACCCTGTTTGACGGCGCGGTCACACCCATAATCGGCCTGATCAAGGGCTTCACCGACGCGCAGTTTCGAACAGACCTTGCCAAGCGCGTTCGGCGCGGCCAGATCGGGACGCTGAAGCAGGGGCGCGTTCCCGGCAGCATCGCCTATGGATATCGACAGGCGAACCGCCTTGACGATCGCGGTCAGGTCGTGCGCGGCCTCCGGGAAGTCGACCCGGACAAGGCGGACATTGTCCGCCGTATCTTCCGCGAATATGCCGCCGGCCGCAGCCCCAATGCCATCGCTGCCGGCCTAAATGCCGATGGCATTCCTGGCTCGCGCGGCGGCATCTGGCACGAAACCGCGATCAGCGGCGATACGCGCCACAAGCGCGGCATCCTGCGCAATGAGACCTATGTCGGCGTCGTCACCTATGGGCGCAGCCGGACGGTGGTCAATCCGCAGACGCGCCAGCGGCTGATGCGCCCGAACGGCGACGATGTGGTCGAGCGTCAGGAAATCGCGCACTTACGGATCATTGATGATGATCTTTGGCAACAGGTTCAGGCCCGCCTGGCCTCGAACCAGGGCGTGCGCCCGGAGCGTCTGCGGCGGCCGAAGCATATCCTGTCCGGGCTGGGCGTGTGCGAGGTGTGCGGCGCGCGCTGGGTACTGCGCTCCAGTAAGTTCTGGGGATGCAGCAACTACCGCTATGGCAAGGCCTGCACGAACAATCGCCTGGTCGGCACCCACATATTCGAGCGCATGGTGCTTGCAGACCTCAAGGAGGGCATGCTGTCGCCCGACGTGGTCAGCGCCTATGTCCGCGAATATCACCGCGACTTCGCCCGGCAGAGCGCTGACATGGGCCGCGACCGGGCCAAGCTGGAACGAAAGCTGGAGGAAGCCGAGCGTCGCATGAAGCGCATGCTGCAGGCCTTCACCGACGGCGGGAGCGAGTTCGAAGAGATCCGCGACATGCTGACCAGCGCGCGGGCCGACAAGGAAGCGCTACAACGCCAGCTCGCCAGCATGGACGCCGTGCCCAATGTCCTGGCGCTGCACCCACATGTCGAGGAGATCTATCGGCGCCAAGTAGAGGAGCTGGAGGCGGCGCTGGCCGATCCTGAAGCACAGCTGGAGGCGATCCCTCGGTTGCGCTCCATCATCGCCAGCATCATCGTCAGCCCGCGCCTCGATCGCGAACGCGGCGTCGTGGTGCAGGTGATCCGCCAGATGGACGAGATCCTGTCGATCGCGACCGGCGGCGAACGAAAACGTATTTGAAAGAGTTCAGTCTTTCTCGTCAGTTTGCCTCAGCGACCAGCATGTCGTGAAGGCGTTCCCAAACATCGCTCATGACCAAGGGAACATAGCGATGCGGCATGTCGGCGATCAGCGCGATTTCTGACGTCGATATTTTGTTTGCCTGGTAAGCGGGCATAAATGCATTACGCGCTGCCAACGGCAAGAGTAACGCCGCCGCTCGCCATTCGGCCAGGCGATCGACATTCACCGCCGTGCCGTCATTCATCGGGTCTTGCATTTCGGGTGGCAGGCCGATTTTCTCAGCGAGCTTGTCAATATCGCCAATCGTGGACGTGTGTGCAAACGCTGGATCGAGAACGTGGACCAACTCTTTGCAGCATATCATCCGCTGCCAATCCAAAGTGTGCCCGCGATGATAATATATATTTGCGCAGCGGGTGGGATCGGCATCGTAGACACCATTTTGTCGCCAAAATATCGATATCTTACCCTGGAGAATATCGGGATCGAGATCGACACCGATAAATTCGATATCATCCTCGCAGCCGCTAGCCTTCAAGGCGTCCAGCACATCGTTTACGTCAACCGGAAGCTCAATCACTGTGGCGAAGCGGGCAATTAGATCGGAGGCGTTCATCGGTAGTCCATAAAAAAAGAGCCTAGGCAAATACCTAGGCTCTCAGAACGTTACAAGTCTTAGCTGTTACAGCTGCGAGACAAATTCCTCGACGTTGATCACAGAATGCTTGCTGACCGGCGCGCGATCACTCACGTCCGCGCCGCCGATTTTACGCTGAGTTACCGCCAGGCTCGCCTGCTGACGAATTTCGGCAGCCGAAATTACGTCATTCCGCGTGCCACGGAAAAACTTCACATTCACAAGATTTTCGCCGTGCCCGGAGAATGGGCAGTCCAACCCGACTCGCAGTTCCGACATGTTCAGCACTCCCATCATCGACTCAATGCTTCAACGCTTGCATATTTCAGCCACTCTAAAAAACCATTAAGATCTTAGGTCTGGCTGCCTGCACTAACGCTGAATGGCTCTTTTAAGTTGCAATTTTCAAAAGCGCCGTTTCGCGGCCCTCTAGACGAAGACTACATGGTTTTCAACCGGACTCAATCTAGACGCTGCGATATCCGCAATTAATTTCAAACACTGTCCAAATATGGTGCGGAAAAGCCGCACTGCAATGGGCCAGCTCAATTGCGCTAACGGACAATGTCTTTCCGCAAACTCATCACAATAATGATTGGCGATGGCACGGGAAAGCCAGGTGCCGCGACCCGGTAGTGGCAGTACCGGCAATTGCACCAGCGCGAACCGGTCGATCATATGATCGAACAGCCGGATTTCATCGGGATGCACGACGTCTTCGGCATCATGCATGACGACGGCCTTGAACCGGATGCCGTTTCGACCTTCCTCCGCCAGCATGCTGCGCCAGTTGATGTTCAGGCAATCGGCCTTGGTAGTCGGGCCGGGGCGGTCATTCAGGCACAATATGATATGGGGTTGATCGATGGCGGCTGATGCGATCGCGTCGATCGTCGCCGGATCATTGGGATAGGCGCCGACGAATATGCGATAATCGGCATCGCCCCAGCAATGTACGGCATGGCGCAACATTGCGCCTATGACGTCCGCTTCCTGCCAGGCGGGAATGAAGATGGCGATACGGCCGGGCGTCGATGAAGGTGGCAATGTCGCCATCGTCATGCGGAGGCGTCGCGGGTACCGGACCGCCCGCCACCCGCGACGCATCAAGAACAGAAGGTCGATCGCCAGATCATCCAGCCCGCCCAAGGCGAAGCCGATGACTGCGAACAACAATATCTCATAATGCAGCGCCTGTAGCGCGCCAAAGAGCATGTCCCCCACGATCCCGGATTTCCCCTGTCCCGATCGCCATGCGGCAGGGCGAATTTATGTCATGAGAACAGCGGTCTTCCAAGTATTTTGGAGAAAGTCTGTCAACATTGGCCGGCGGATCTGGGTTGGACCTGAGCGGAAATTTCCCTAAGGGGGAAGAATGGCAATACCGGCAAGCACTTATGGAGAAAAGACGTGACCGAACGGCCCGTGTCCGCCCTCAGGAATTTCCTGAAGGGAGAAGCAGGCAGTGGCGTCTTGCTGATGATTTCGGCCGCGATCGCGATGATCATGGCGAATCTTCCAGGTGCTGCCGGTCATGTCTATCATGACATCTTCCATATGGTGACGGGGCCGGTGCTTGCTCCTGCACTCGGTCCCATGACGATCCATTTGTGGGTCAATGACGGACTGATGGCGATCTTCTTCCTGCTCGTCGGGTTGGAGATCAAACGTGAGTTCGTCGATGGCGGCCTGTCCACTTGGGAGAGGCGGCGCCTCCCTTTCATCGCGGCGGGGGCGGGCATGATCGCGCCGGCGCTGGTCTATCTGGCCGTTACGGCTGGGGAGCCTGCCCTGGCGCGCGGCTGGGCGATCCCGGCGGCCACCGATATTGCCTTTGCGATCGGGGTTCTGGCGCTGCTGGGATCGCGGGCTCCCGCATCGATCAAGCTGTTCCTGACCGCGGTTGCGATCGTCGACGATATGGGCGCGGTCGCGATCATTGCGCTGGCCTATAGCCAGGGGCTGGATGTCATGGCTTTGGCCGGCGCCTTTGTCGTCCTGCTGGTCATGTTCGGGATGAACCGTGTCGGTGTACGGGCCTTGGCACCTTATCTCATCGGCTTCTTGCTGCTCTGGTATCTGATGCTGCTGTCGGGCGTCCATGCCACGATCGCGGGCGTGCTCGCCGCCATCACCATCCCGGTCAATCGCACGCCGGGTGCGCCGGATGCGGTGGACAGTCCGCTCCATCGCCTGGAACATCTGATCCATCCTTGGAGCGCCTATCTGATCGTGCCGCTCTTCGGCTTCGCCAATGCCGGCATCACGCTGAATGGCGAGGCGATCGGCGCTTTGCTCAGCCCCTTGCCGATCGGCGTGGCGCTGGGGCTGCTGCTTGGCAAGCAACTGGGGGTGTTCGGCAGCATCTGGCTGGCGCAGAAGCTGGGCATCGCGGCGCGGCCTTCGGGGGCGACCTGGGTGCAGATTTACGGCATGGCGTTACTGTGCGGCATTGGCTTCACCATGAGCCTATTCATTGGCGCCCTCGCCTTTCCGGGGCAGCCATTGCTGGTCGAGGAGGCCAAGATCGGCATCCTTGGCGGATCCTTGCTGTCCGCGCTGTGCGGTTATGCGGTCCTCCGTTTCGCGCCAACGCCGCGATCGGTCGAGCGGGGCGCAGGGTGAGGGGAATCGCGTAGCATTAACCTTCATGCTACTATCGCCCTGCCGTTGCCGCGACTCGCTTCGCGTCAGCGCGCCGACCGCACTTTCGAAAAATACGGGAGGAGGGCGAACCGATGGAGACGGACGTCAACTATCTGCTGCATCGCCAGCAGATGTCGCTGATAAACGCGCAGGCAACAGCATCGCCCGAGGGGCGCGCTGCCTATGAAGGGCTGGCACGCGGTTATATCGATCAGGTAGAAGCCTATCGCAGGCGCAATGAGCAGCAGGAGAGGCTGATCATTCCGGCGCATTGATCCTCCGACCGTTGCGCCATCGCGCTATCGACGGGAAATCAGGCGATCGATCACGTCCTGATGCGGGCCATCGGCACCGCATTCGCGTTCCAGTATCTTCTTGATCTTCTCCAGTTCGGCTTCGGTCAGATGTTCGATGCCGATGAAGTCGTTGCGCGCGGTCTCGATCGAACGGATCAGTTCGTCGAGCTTGGCCTGGATCGCGGCGCCGTCGCGGTTCTGGGCATTCTGGATCAGGAAGACCATCAGGAAGGTGACGATGGTCGTGCCGGTATTGATCACCAGTTGCCAAGTGTCGGAATAATGAAAGAGTGGGCCGGTCACGCCCCAGATCAATACCACGCCGACCGCCAGGATGAAGGCGAGCGGCTGGCCGGTCCAACTGGCGATCCGTGCCGACAGGGCGGAAAATAACCGATCCATGCAAACTCCTTCGGGCGTCCTG